AGGGGCGGGTTTTGATGGAAATCACGATACCCCATAATTTCATACCACGGCCATACCAACAGGGCCTGTATAACGCCATTGCCGACGGGTACAAACGTGCCGTGGCGGTCTGGCATCGCAGATCAGGCAAAGACAAAACCCTCCTAAACCTCATCGTCAAGGAATCCCATAAACGCATCGGCACGTATTACTACTTTTTCCCCACCTACAACCAAGGACGAAAGGTTCTCTGGGATGGCATTGACCGGGACGGCTTCAACTACATGGATCATATCCCGGAAGACATCCGCGAAAACACAAACCAGCAGGAAATGAAGATTAAGCTGAAATGCGGCTCCATGATCCAGGTCATCGGGACTGATAACATTGATGCGATTATGGGTACCAACCCGGTCGGATGCGTGTTCTCCGAATACTCACTCCAAAACCCCGAAGCATGGGATCTGATCCGGCCGATCCTCGCTGAGAATGGTGGCTGGGCTGTTTTCAACTACACGCCCAGGGGCCGCAATCATGGATTTGTGCTGTACGAAATGGCGAAGAATAACCCGGATTGGTTTTGTGAACTCCTGACCATCGAGGACACCGGGGGTGTGGTGACGCCGGCCACGATCCAGGCCGAACGCGAAGCCGGTATGAGCGAGGAAATGATCAAACAGGAGTTCTATTGCAGTTTTGAAGCATCCCTATCAGCCTGCTTCTTCACTGGTGCCCTCGAAGGTCATAACAGCATTGCTTCCGGGGTTGTCGGCAACGTGACCGTGGACAAGCGCAAGAGGGAATACGATTTTCAGGAGAATCCACGGGGCATCCTTGAGGCATGGCGGTTCCCGTACTTCCTCGTCCAGGGATGGGATCAGTGCCGCTGGACATACCGCTACTGCATTGGCACCGATATCTCTGAGGGGCTGGGCCGTGACTACTCCGTGGCCTATGTCTTCGACCGCAAGCTCCGGGAGATCGTCGCAAGGCTACGCTCAAACTCCATAAATAGTCACCTGTGGGCGGATCGGCTCCATGCCCTGTCCATGTACTACGAGAACGCCCTGATCGTTCCGGAGCGGAATGGCGCGGGGATAACGACCATTGATCGGCTGCGCGAATTGAAGGCGAGCATCTACGTCCGGGAGCAGGTTGACCGGGTGGGAAAGACGATCACAAAACAGTACGGTTTCCTTGAGACCACAGAGGCAAAGCAACTGGTTTGCGGAACGCTAAAGGCGTACCTGGCCAGCAAGAAGCCCATCTATGACCGGCTTCTGTTGGCTGAATGTTCCACTTTCATCAAGGACGAGGAGAAGGAGAAGCTTGAGGCCGATTCAGGATTCCATGATGACTGTGTTATCGCGGCAGCCTTGGCCCTGCACGGCGATTTCTATCTGCCGAAATGCGAGATGGTGCCCGTTCCCCTCACCGGATGGCGGGCGAAGCAGCAGGACGCGAGCAAGAAAGAGGCGATATGGGCAGCGTAAAATTTAAGACCGGGGAGCCCCCTGTTAACCAGACATGGGCGCGGCGTTGGATGCAGGAGATTAAACTGGACCAACGGCGCGTTCCGGGAAGAACGCTCGGCCACGAGGAAGTGGGTAAGCGCCTTGGTGAGATGATTTTTGAGGAATTGTCGAAATAGGGAGAGTCTACAATGGCAACTAAACGATACATCCGCCCCATGGAAAAGAACGACCGGCGCAAGATGGTCCTGCCCCAAGATCGAAAGATCAAGGAGGCGTGCGTCGCACTCAGGCACCGGGTAGAACATCCCAACGAGGTCAGCGATATCCTCCTGCAAAACGGTATCTATCGCCAGAAAGACCCGGAGGCAATCCTGACGATCCGGGTTGATGGCGTTGAGATCGGGTACAAGGTAAAACCCTGCTCGCCCCTACTGGTCAACCAGTACTTTGACCGATGGGTATATCTCAAAATTCCGAACTATCGGCTGTACGACCTGACCAACAAGCAGCTCGCCAGCATCAAGACCGCCATTTACGACGCTTTCTTCGAGCCGCAGATGGGGAAGATCCACGTCAAGATTATTGGTGAGGATGCTATGGTGATGATCCAGCGGTTCATGGTGGCGTTTTGGGCACCGAAGAATCCGGGAATAGTCAAAACACTGACTGGCGTGGACGTTAAACCCGATGGGGTGATTGTGCAATGAGTACCATTGACCTCGAAAAGATCAGAAATTCAGACGCCCCGAAGGACGTGCTTGAAGTCTACAAGCGCGTAAAGCGGTATTTCGTCGATGACGCTGACCGCAAAATCTGGAAGGACAAGCGCAAGAAGAACTGGTCTGCCGCCTACCCCCTGGATACCGAGGAAGAGGGTGTCTGGACGAAAAAAGAAAAAGAAGCGATGCTGAAGAAGGACCAAATTCCTATCGGCATCAATGATCTGGCCAAGGGGATTCAGGGAAGTTGCGCCGTCGTCACATCCAAGTCGCCGGGCCTGAACTTCTCCCCCATCGGATCGTCCGACCTCTACGTTGCTGACCTGTTCCGGCGCGGATGGGATAAGTCCCTGAACCAGAACGGCGGCCCGATTATGTTTTACGACCTGGTGCAGGAGTCCAAGGTCGGCGGTCTGGGGTGTTTGGAAGTCAAGCACGATACCAGCAAGGGCATCTATGGCAAGATCGTTATCGGGGAACTCGATCCCACAACCTACTATTACGATAAAAAGGCGAAGAAGCGCGACCACTCCGATGTCTGTTTCGGCAAGGCGCACCTGGTAACCAAGAAGTACGCCCAGGACACCTACGAAGGGCTGACCGAAGAAGACCTGATGTTTGCCCCTATCAACAAGGACGAGGATGGCGACGGTCCAAAGGTCGATACCGTGGTCGGCAAGGATAATTACGCGGTAGGCGAGTCCGGACGGAAAGACGCGCCTGATGAAACGTCCACCGAGGAAGATGAGAACGTCTGGGAAATCGAGGATTGGGAGCTGGTCAAGCGTAAGGAGCTCTGGCTGATGATCCCCGACCCCGAGAAACCGGGCGAGTTTGACCGGGAAATCTACAAGACCAACACTGAGATCGAGGATAAGGGCTGGGTAGTCGGTAAGGATGGCAAGACGGCGACGAAAGAGACGCGGACGCCGAACCCAAAGTATTTTGAAGGGCAGCAACTCGGATGGCAGGGAGAACCGATCATTGACCCGCAGACCGGGCAGGACGTAAGCCCGCAGCCCGAGATCGTAGACACCATAGAGGCCGTCATCTGGACCCGCAGGGTGGAGAAGCGCATACAGCGCATCGTTGTCGGCAAGAAGAAGATCAGCGAGGAAGAGAACCCGCTGGGTGTGGACAGCGACGGAGAGCCGGTCCTGCCGATTATCACCCTGCCCCACGACCGCACCCTATCAGGCTATCCTACCTGCCCCACCACCAGGGCCTATGAGATCACCCGCAGCCGTAACAAGCGCCGGATGCAGAGCATTTATGTGGTCAGTAAGAACATCGATGCGCCCCTGCACCGTAGCGACTCCACAAAGTGGGTAAAGGACGACGTACACGGAGACGAACTGGTATCTTCGAAAGATGCACCGTTTGCGCCCACTCGGTTAGCGCCCGGTTCCGCCGCCGGTGAACTAATCAACATGGAACAGCGCGACAAGGAGGATATTAACGACGAATTTGATATGCCGGACGTATTCCGGGGCAAGGCGCCTACCGGGAACATGGCTGGCCGCACCGTGTTGGCCCTCCAAGAGAGTGTGGGCACCATGTCGCAGCCGTTCGTACTGTCGGTTGAATCCTCGCTCGAACGGGTAGGTAAGGCATGGGCAGCCCTGGCGCTGAAGACCTGGCCGAAGTCGGTATGGATGCGACTGATTGAGCCCGATGAGCTGGGGACCTGGCAGCCGGAGAAGGAAAAGAAGGTTGACGATCAGGGTCAGCCGGTCAAGCCGGAAGCGGGCGTCGTACAACAGAAGTGGATGGATGCGGTCGCAAGGATCACCGGGGAGGATGGCAACGAGCCCATGTCCATGATCGATATTGATGTAAAGATCATCCCCGGCAGTACGGCCCCGACGAATCGGATGGCAAAGAGTGGCGTGGCGATGGAATACGTCAAGGCGGGCATCTACGACCAGGAAGCCGCCCTGAACTACATCGACGATCCATTGAAAGATGAGATCATCGAACGTGCCAAGATCAAGGCGCAGTCGTCCGGCGCACCCGAGAAGGTGAACGTCACGATCAACTTTAAGGATATGCCGCCGGAAGCGCAGGCGCAGTTGGCGCAGCAGATCGGTATTCAGATGAAGCCAGAGAACGCATTACCGCCAGACGTGGGAGCGGGAGGATAACGATGGCAACCAAGAGGGCCGCTCCCAAGAAAGAGACGCTCCAACAGAAGAAGCGGCGGAAAGCGAACCACCGGCGGCACCGGGAAGACATGAACAAGCTGTTTAACGTGAAGGCGATAGGAAAATGAGGAAATTATTGATAATAATAATCCTATTCCTTGCACTGCCAGCAATCGGCGGAGAAAAGAAAGGTATCGGACAGGGGAAGGCGAAGGGAAAAGAACCTGCTGCTTTTCAATCCGTGCAAGTAGAAGCAAAAGGGCCGGGAGTAAGTGTCGTCAAGGTAGCGGTTCCCGACAAACAACGTCTTTCGGGACGGGCAAGAATAGATAACAGACGGGCTCAGGCACTAACAAAATAACATGAGGGGAAATATATGAAAAAAATACTTTGCATCATCGTAGGAATCCTGTTGCTTGCGGGTACGGCATTTGCCCTTGACTGGACAAAATCAAGCGGCAACAAGACAGCATCGGCAGTCATTAAGGCGGCGGAAGGCGACCTTGACGGAATCATCGTTAGCGGCCTTGCAGCAGCAGCAGG